GATAAGAGATTTATTTCTAAATAAAGATTACAGTAAAGAAGGTAGAATAAAAAATCTAAATAGAGCAAGCGATATAGCGATATATCTAGATTCAATAGGGTATAGTGTTATTCTTTCTTTGGTATATCCTTATAAAGAAGCCAGAGACTACTTAAATAGTCTTTGTACTGAAGTTAACTGGATATATCTTACTTATGATGAACAAAGAGGAAGAGAATCTTTTCACGTAAAAGATTTTGATTCTCCAATTGAAGAAAATATATTACATTTGAATACCAGTAAATTATCTATAGAAGAATGCGTAAATAAAATAAAAAGTATATGACAAAATATTCACTATTTATCGGAAGATGGCAAAATTGGCATAAAGGTCATGAATGGCTAATCAATCAACAATTAGAAAAAGGAAAATCAGTTTGGGTTGCTATTAGAGATGTTGAAATAGACGAAAATAATCCTAACAGTGCTCAGACTATATTAGAAAATCTTAATAAAGAAACTTTCTTTATACAAAATAAAGAAAAAATACTTATTTCCATAATTCCTGATATAGACTCAGTTAATTATGGTCGTGGAGTTGGATATGATGTAATCTATCACGAACCGCCAAATGATATCTCAAGTATTAGCGGAACTAAAATAAGAAAAGGAATTATAGACAATGAAGGTAACAGTAAAGAGACACTTGGCTAAAGCTATATCCTATCGATGTATAGGAACTTCTCAAACTATGATAATTAGCTATATACTTACTGGAAATATTGTGATAGCTTCTTCTGTAGGAATAATAGAGTTATGCGTAAAACCTCTAATATATTTTTTACACGAAAGAGTGTGGTATAAGTGGATTAAATTTGGACTGTCTAAAGATTAATATTATTTTATCATTATTTACAGATATTTATAAATAAAAAAACAATTTATGACATTAGTAATTTTAATCGTAGCTGTCATTATAATAGCAGCTGTAGTTTACAAACTAGACAAATCAAAAGTAAAAGTCACAGATTTAGTAGAATTTACAAAAGATCTTAATCTAGACAAGCTTGAGTCAATGGTTGAAAACGCAAAACTTGAGACAATAGTAGAAAAAGTAAAAGAAGAAGCTCCAAAAAAAGTTATTGAATTAAAATCAAAGACTGAGAAAAAAACAGTCGCTAAACCTGAGACAAAGGAGAAAGCTAAAGAAGTAAAATCTAAAAAAGCAAAAAAATAAGTCAATGAACAAAGTTACAGAAACAGAACTAAAAAGAATAGCTGCAATTAAAAAAGATGCTCTAGACGTAGCATCAGCTCTAGGAGAACTACAGTATCAAAAAGAGATTATCGAGCTTCAGATGGAAAATCAAAGGCAAAAAATAAAAGACATTAGAAGCCAAGAAGACAAGCTTTTTGTTGAACTAAAAGATAATTACGGAAACATCAGTATCAATATTGAAACTGGAGAATATACTGTAGTTGAATAACATTAATTTTGATAAAAGTTTCGATATTTATTGCTAGATAAAAAACATTATAAATGGCTGAAACTCTCATATCTCCAGGTGTCTTCGTATCGGAGAACGACTTATCGCAAATAACGCAAGGACCTATAGCTGCAGGAGCGGCCATTTTAGGTCCTACTGTAACTGGACCGGTTAACTATCCAACTCGAGTTACTTCTTATTCTGATTACAAATCAATTTTTGGAGCGGCTTTCGTTTCTGGAGGAGCTCCTTATGAATACTTAACTTCAATCGCGGCTCTTAATTATTTTGAGCAAGGCGGTAATTCTCTTTTGGTAACTAGGGTAGCTTCAGGATCTTATACCGCAGCTACCGCTTCTATAGGAAGAGTAACAGCTGGAACATTTACTTCTTCTTTTGTATTGGAAACAATTACAGAAGGTATAGTAATGAATAACAACGGTCAAGTTAACCAAGCTGTAAATGGAGCGTTACCTTCAGGATCTTCTGCCAATATTAGGTGGGAAATTGCTAACGTAGATACTGGATCAGGATTATTTAGCTTGATCATCAGACGTGGAGATGACTATGAAAATAGCAAGACAGTACTAGAATCTTGGAATAACATATCTCTTGATCCAAATCAAAATAACTTTATCACTTACGTAATAGGTGATACAAAAGAAACTCCAGTTTTAGAGAACGGAAGTTATTATTTACAAATTACTGGTTCTTATCCTAATAAGTCAAGATACGTAAGAGTAAGACAAGTAGATCTACCAACTCCTAATTATCTTAACCAATACGGTCAAGCTTATCCACAATATACAGCTTCTATTCCTCAAGCAGGATCAGGATCTTATCAAGGAACTTTTGGAACTGCTACTGGAGCTCTTTGGGGATGTTTTAATAAGTCTAAACTTAACTTATTTGAAGGTATTAAGATCGATAACGCTACAGTAACAACTGACGCTGCAAACGTTCAGGGAGTATTTGTAGAAAACTACGCGGTTGGACTAAGTCTACTTAAAAATGCAGACGCTTACGATTTCAATGTACTATATGTTCCTGGAATGAATGATCAAAACGCTCATTCTTTAATAACAGATGTAGTAGCTTTAGCTCAAACTAGGGGAGACGCTATCGCAGTAGTAGACATGAGTTCTTATGGTCAAAATATATCTACAGTAGTAGGTAAATCACAAACTTTTGATAACTCTTATGGAGCCACATATTGGCCATGGGTACAAATCTCTAGCCGTGAAACTGGTAAATTGAATTTTGTTCCTGCTTCTACTTTAGTACCAGCAGTTTACGAATACAATGATAAAGTAAGCGCTGAATGGTTTGCACCAGCAGGTCTTAACAGAGGCGGAATGTCAACAGTTCTTAGACCAGAAAGAAGGCTAAGCGTAGATGATAGAAATCAACTTTATCAAGGTAAAGTTAATCCAATCGCTACTTTTCCTGGAGTTGGAACAGTGATCTACGGTCAAAAGACTCTACAATCTAAAGCTTCTGCTCTTGATAGGGTAAATGTAAGAAGGCTGCTAATCGCACTTAAGCGTTATATCAGAGAAATCGGAGAAACTATCGTATTCGAACCAAATACTCAAGTAACAAGGAACAGCTTCTTAAACCAAGTTAATCCTTATCTTGAAACAGTACAGCAGCGTCAGGGTCTTTACTCTTTCCAAGTTGTAATGGACGAAACCAATAATACTCCTGACGTAATCGACAGAAACCAATTAGTTGGAACAATATATCTACAGCCTACAAGAGTAGCGGAATTTATCCAACTTGACTTTAATGTATTACCAACAGGAACTTCTTTCGGAGGATAAACTAAAAAATAAAAAAAATATAAAATGAATCTCACAGAAAATACAAAAGTTAGGATTAAGGTACCAAAACACCTTTACGAATCTATCCAAGCAGAACTTGGTAAAATGGAAGAAAAGAAACATGAAGACTCTATGGAAGAAGGTAATTATGACCCTGAAAATACCATGGAAGAAGGCGAAGAAATGAAAGAATACGTAGGTATGAGTCCAGCTGAAATGCAAGCTATGGAATTGGCTGGACAAATTTTAGCAGCTGTAGCAGCAGGTACAGGCTTAACTGCTGGAATTGTGAATCTTGCTAAAAAGGTTAAGGATAAAATAAAATCTAAGAAGTCAGGAGAAGCTCCGATGGCAGAAGAACTAGAAGAAGTTTTTGATCTTGATTTTGGAGGTTTGATGGAAGCAATGAAAGACGCTTCTAAAAAGAAAGCAGAAGCCAAGAAAAAGAAAGAGGTTGAAGATAAGAAAAAGAAAGTAGAAGACGACAAAAAGAAAAAAGAAGTAGAGGCAAAAAAGAAAGCCGAAGCTGCTAAGAAAAAATAAGTTCTGCATATTTATAAAAGAACAAAAACGTAATAGAGATGCCAGTATTGGATCCTTCAGAAATAATGTTTACAGCCTTCGAACCAACAGTATCGAATAGGTTTGTAATGTACATAGACGGTATTCCTTCTTATATGATTAAGAAAGCGGATGCGCCAGGAGTAACCTTAGGAGAAATTAAACTTGATCACATCAATGTGTATCGTAAGCTTAAAGGAAAAGCAGAGTGGAAGGATATGACTCTTTCTCTTTACAATCCAATTTCTCCTTCAGGTCAACAAGCCATTATGGAATGGGTGCGTTTGCATCATGAGTCTGTAACCGGTAGGGATGGATATTCTGACTTTTACAAGAAAGATCTTAATCTATCTATCATAGGACCAGTTGGAGATATAGTTTCCGAGTGGATTATCAAAGGAGCTTTTATCAAAGAAACTTCTTTCGGAACTTACGATTGGTCTACTACTGATCCTACTGAATTAACAATGTCTATCGGAATGGATTATTGCATCTTAAATTATTAAGCCTTAACTACTAATAGAAAAATAAAAAGAAGAAAGGCCGCAACACTGCGGTCTTTTTTTTGTGTATAAAAATTTAATTTTGTATATTTATAAATAATGGATTACGATAAGTTATATTACAATTTCATGAATTCTAGAAAATCCATGAATAGACGCAAATATGACGGAGTATATTATGAAGCTCATCATATAATTCCTGAATGTATGG